TTATCCCACCACGAAATTGGTTATCTTTAACGCCAGCATAAGGACTTACTACTGGTGTCTTTTCTGCCGCAAATTGCATGGTGTAATCTTCACCCACAGCCTTCGGCTTTGGAATTCTTGACAATTCATACATAACCGAGGCATATGTATCTCCTCTGAAAGCCCTATAACCCCATGCTTTGGCATAACGCTGTACTAATCTGTCATACAACTTAGCACGACTTTCTGGATTTGGTACAACATCATCCGGACCGTAATTTATAGATGGATCAAGTAATTTGCTTGCTGAGAAATAAATTTTTAGTGGTTTGTATTTTGTAATAAATTGTTGAATAGCAGTTAATACTGTAGCAAATACTTTTTGTGCATCACCCTCACCTGTTACTTCTTGACTGTTGTTTCTATAAAATTCAACCATCCAGGTTTTATCGTCGGGTTTAACATTATCTTGCTTATTAAACATAATGCTTAAATAAGTGCCATCGGGTAATTTAGCTGATGCATCAATATCGCCATGCATACCTTTTTCCCATTTAATTGGATATGGTTGATCAAACCCTTCATCAATATTCTGATACATAGTTTCAAACGATAACTTCTCACTATGTAACTTGTCTCTTAAATCATATAGTTTTGTAATGTATCCCTGGCTACGCAACATCTTATATGCTAAATTCTCAGGACCAAACTCACCACCTTTATCTAAACCTGCTTGTCTATATCTTTTGATTGTGTCTATTATATGTTTTACTTTGCTATATTTTCTTGACTTGAGGGCTATCTCTATTAAACTTAATAACTTTTCATACTTAATTTTAGTAGCAGTTTGGTCAAAATCACTTCTACGCTTAGTAGGTATTTTTATCCACTGGTCATTCATTACACTATATTCACCTAAACTTACTACAGGTTCTCTACTGTCCTGTACATATAATTCTACTGGAATATTATGAATCTTTATATCATGCGATTCATTGTATATTGTTTTCTTTGCAAGAAATAATTCTTTATATACTTCATCTACTGGTAAATTACCCATGTCTACTAAAATGTGTAAATCTAAATCGCTATATTTTGTGTAACTATATGCTGCATTACTGCCAGATATTGTTATGTCTTTTACATCTAAATCATGTACACCCAATTCAGATAAAAAGTCTTGTGCTATCTTTATAAGCTGGTCTCTAACTTCTGGACGCAACTTAGTTCCATTCCATAACTTAGGGTTAAGTTTATCGTGAAAAGTGACTGCATCACTTAGTTTAAAGCTATTAAGTTCTTTTAGGTTCATTTTTGGGATATGGTATAGGCGGCTTAGGTGGATATTTTGGGGGCTTATGTCTAAACCAACTCATATATGTATTTAGTTTTATATTAAAAAAGCCCCTTTCGGGGCCTTGTTATGCTGCTTTAATTGATTTAATTTCGTTTCCGTCTTTGTCAATTAATTTCATACCTAAACTTTGTTGTTGTTCTAAGAACATTGGTCCAACTGTTTTAAGCAGATGTTCTTGATTTTCCATACAGAAAACATAACTACCACTGTGACGCAATAGAACACGCTTGTCCATCCAAATACGTCCGCCCATATCACGCCAGTTTTCACAGAATGTCCAATCTTCACTGTAATAACGATTCTGACGAACCGCAGTGTCAAAGTATGTTTTCAAATGTGCATCATACTTTGGATCTAATCCAATGTCATTCTTGTATTGTTTAACTGCCGGGTGAGATTTGAGTTTATCAAACACATGTTTCTTCATTAATAAGAAACCAGTACCTGCTTTAGATACTTCTTGCAATCCGTCTGGACCTTCTTCAGCACCTTCAAATCCATTAACTACCCACTTGATAGGCATAGTTTTCATTGGATACAATCCACCGATAACATCAACGTCACGGTTTAACAATACCAACAAATGCCACGGCTCCCAACCAATATCAGCGTCAACAAAGAATAAATGTGTTGCATCTGGCATATCTAAGAACTTAGCAGTTAGTGTATTTCTAGCACGGCTGATAAGTGATTCGTTGACCATTGTTTCCAATGTCCAGTCAATGTTTAATTGACGGGCTGTGTTAGCCCACTTGATGAAACTCATAAACGTTGATTCAGTCAACATACCACCATAGCAGGGCATAGCAATATGCACTTTGGTTGTACGTAAAAAGTCTACATTTACTTGTACTTGCCCGGCTGCCGGAGCTTGTTCTGCTGGAGCATCTGCTGCTTTTTGTGCTTGCTCTACTACTGCTTGAGCAGCAATTTCTTGCACCATTTCTACAGGTACAGTTTTTTCTGTTGCTTTGGTTTTCTTTGTTGCCATAAGGTCCTCTTGTTAAGATATAATTATTTACATCAGGAAGAGGGGTACGAATTATTTTTCTTCTAAATAATCCGTGCTTTCGGTAACATTACTTTCTTCGTTGCCCAAGTGCTTTTTGATTCCAAGCACATCACCTAACATATTTAAACTTGCTAAATATTTCTTATTTGAGTGGTTGGCTCTTTCACTGTCCCAATGAGATTTATCCCCATTAAAGTTCATGTAGTTGTCACTGTACTTAACCATCATTGCTAATTTGTTTCCGCTAGCAATAATATTCTTAATATTGTCTGCATAACTTAAACTCTTATTTTTAGTCAACAATTGAACCGCTTGTATTACTTCTTTACTAAAGCCTTTTCGTGCAAGTTGTTGTGGAGTATAAGGTGTATCTTCTAATACATCATGCAATAATGCTACTTTAACTGCTTCTGGAGTAAACTGAGTACCAAAGAATTTCTTGCCAATATTAGCAACTGCTTTTGGATGACTTGAGTAAGGTGCTGAACCATACTTTTGCCCTTGTTCAGTATCGTGCGCTCGTTGAATAAACTTTTTAGTGTTCCTAACAGTATATTCATTAACTGTTTTGGGATATCCACGCTTTATGTTTAATCTATATGATAAGCCCTGTTTATCTAAAATATTTGACAGAAATTGTTCAGCTTCTTTAGCACTTTTAAATTTGGTACCTAAATTATAAGTTTTAGTTGTCCCGTCTTCCAATGTCACAACTGCAATGATAACAGGTTCCATCGATGACTGAGATTGTGGTACTTCACTTGCTTGACTTCCCATTGCGGTTGCACCTAATGCAGCTGCCGCACCCGCACCTCTTAAGAATCCCCTACGACTTAAATCTTCATCAGTTTGCGTATAAGCCTCTTTCATCAACTTAAGCATTTTGTACTGTTGTTCTACGGTTGCTTCTTTCAATAAAGGACGCATCTTAGCAATATGTTCTTTTATATCACTTGCTTTTCTTCTGGGTTTTGGTGTATGAAATTGAACAAGATTCTGTTTTGCAGTATTCATCATATCCAATACTTCTTTATCATCAAGTGCAGGACTCATTGCTTGACGCCATACTGCAAATTGTTCTTGTTCAGTTTTGTTAGGATCAAGTAATACTTCACGCATTGGTGTCGCACGAGGTCCTTCGTGATAGTCAGGACTATCTACATCACTGCTCGGCTCTTTAGTATCTTGTCTACTAATTACGTTTAGACTATTCAATCCAAAGTTCTTGTATGGAGGAAGACCTGACTTGTCTGGTCTTGTTAGATATCCAAATGCTTCTTTTTGATCAGCACCAACAACTAGTATAACATCTGTTATGCCTTTAGTTGCTAAGTCAGCTAGTACATGATTCAATGTTGGAGCTTCTGCTGTTGGTAAGCTAAACATACTAGCGTACTCGGGAAACTTCTTCTGATACATCTTAAGTTTTGTCTCTGGAGGAATAGGATCATCTTTACCAAAACTGCGTGATACTACAAAGTAAGGTGTTGCACCTGTAGCCTTTGCTTGATGTATAACTGCTTTGACTAATGCATCATGTCCAGTATGTCCCATACCACGGCCCCAACCTAATACAGCACTCTTACCACCTTGCGCTTCATTAACCACCGATTCTTTTGGACTCCAGTTAGTCTGATCTATCGTTTTGATAAACTGTCCAGGAATATCATAATTGAACTGTTTGCCCGGATGTGCTTGTGCATAACCTTCTGGTTTGGTTTGCTTGATACCACCATGTAAACCTTGACTTAGTTGATTAATCAATACATTCTTTTGCTTACTTATTCCCTCAACTGCACCCAATGTTGCTTTTAATCCGTTTGGATCGCTTAGTAATGTTTGTGCTTTCTTGGGACTTAGGTTTGCATTAGCCCATTCAGGAAAGTCAGCAAGTAAGCCTTCAGTACGCAAGTGTTTATTCAAATAAGAATATAGTTCTCCGCCTGGATTACTTAATCCTGGTTTAGGTGCTAGATAGTTATCAATTAGTTTAGCATTTGATGTGATAAACTTTTCCATGCTGTCAAGACCTTGGGTATCTAACGGCACAGGTTCTTGAACATAAGTAGTACCTTGAACTATTACACCAGGAACACTTAAACTTTCTGCATTAGGCAATCGTTGCTCATCACTACTACCCATTGTAGGGAAATATCCCGTTGCAGCAACCATTACTTTTGATTTAGCAATTTTCTTACCCAATTCACTATCTACTGGGATATGAAATGTAGTAATGTTGGGGGTGAAATCGTATGTGTTTGTTTCAGGATTTAATACGGGCATAGCACTAGTGCCATCTGGTTTATTGCCTGGATAGAATAATAGTCCACCTTCTAAGTAACCTTGTTTAGGGCTAATCTTTTCAAAGTATGGCCATAAGCTAGCAAACTGATTAGCGAATTGTTGTCTTGCTTTAGGATCACCACTGCCAGTTCCCATTACAAATGCTTTAACATCATTTGGGCTACGCATTACAGTAGATGCACCGCTACTGGTCTCAGTCTTGCCACTCTTTAAGTATTGCCAAGCATTCTTTGGAAACATACCAAAGTTACCTTGCTCGTCACGCCCCCAGTAAACTACTGGCATGCCGTCCCACTTTAATTCAATACTTCCACCTTCTTCACCCATGTGCTTAAGACGTTCTATTGCATGAAGTCCACCATGACTACCATCACTTAACACAAGGTCTTCAATATGTTGATATTTGCGACCAACTTTGGGTGCTGCGGCTTCAGTTAGAAAATCACTTGGTTTCATTTTAATATATCCAATGCACGACGGAACCATTCAGTTACGTTTGGGGTAGCTTGTTGCCAGCTATGACCGGCACGTGCCATATTCATTATATCATCTTTGCGTTTCTGATCGGGAATCTTATCCATGATAGATTCTACACTGCCCAAGTCTTGTCCTGATGCACCTTGACCTAATAGGTATTTTGCGATTGTATCCCAATCATCACTAAGCAATTCTGCTTTCTTACCTGCATTGTCTCGCTTATATAATCCCTCATCAGGACTCCATAACATGCCCTGAGTGCTTGCAAGTGCATTCATTACTAGTTGTTTGTTAACACCTTTGTATGGACTACCTTTTGGAATATCATGTCTATGATACTGTGCTACTTTAGATGCATTAGGTACTACTTTGATATCAACTTGATAAAACTTGTCTCCCATTGGGATTCTAGTATGTACAGTTACCCCAGCTTGTTTTGTTTGTAGTCCTTGCTTTTGCATATAATCATTTAATGCCTTGCGTGTAGTTTTAGCATCAGGTGTACCAAACACATGCATCAAATCTGATAATTCAATCATTGAGTCTAAGTCATTAGACGGAACAACATCTCCATTGGCAGTATGTCTTGGTTTCCAGCATGAACCTATTACTTCTAATTTTGTTTTAAGCGGATCTAGAAATTTTTGAGTAGTAGCGGTTAATGGTTTACCAACTCGTGACGGATCAAAGTTTGTTTCTACGTCATCCCAAATGTTTCCACCTTCAAATAATTTCATAATATCAACCTTAATAACTTAGTTTAATGTAACCAACGACACCTTGTTGGAAGTCAACTACTTTTGCTCTCATATAAACAAAGTTGCCAGTGACGTTTGTATATTGTGTAGCATTTGGATTGTCAATTCCAGTATAATCATACACATCAAACCATTGGTTATCTACGGTTGCTGGATTTGCAAGTGTTGCTTGAATAACAATATTACCTATAATATTAGATACATTAAAGTTAACTGTTTGTAAATCTCTGTTGCCCAAATAATATGCGGCTGCAGGTTGAGCATTCCCTACCACAGTGTAAGGTGCTCCGTTACCTGGATTTTGATAGGCTGTCTGTGGTAACAGAATAAGGGTGGTAGATTGGCTCATTATGCTTTTACCACTTCAACTACTACACTTTCTCCAGCAAGTTCTTGTGCAACCTGCTCTAATGCTTGCTGAATGTCAAGCCCAGCGATATCAGAATTATTTGATTCGCTGTCTTTGACAATTTTACTAAAGGTTATTACTACCGATTCTGTTACGATTTTTGCCATGAAAAATACTCCATTATAGAGTATTTATCATTTCAGACAGGTTCGGGTCGTTTTTCTAATTTATAGCGTTTTCCAAGCATATGGCCATACATTAGCAGCAAATAACTTAATGTACTTTCATTGTCGTAATCAATAGAATGATTTCCGTCTGTACGGCTATACTTCCAACTGGTAATAGACAGATGCGGACGGTTAATATACTCATCTAACCATTCTTTTAGTGCTTTGCTTGGAACTAGTTCTTTACTTTTTTCAATAGTATTGTGCAAATCTTTGATAAAGTTTTTATCATCAAAATATACACCTCTTAAGTAAATCCTATAGTTATGCTTTGGCTTATTGACATAATACTTTGTACCTGAAAACTTCTCTAGTTGCGCTTCGGTAATGTTGACAGTAACTACTCCAAGATCCTTCAGTGTAAGCAACAAATCTAAATCATTACTATAAATTGAAACCGTATTCATCTCAAGTCTGCAAGTTACTGACTTAGACTTTTTGTGAGTATTGCGCCAGCTAATATAGTTATTAAGTTCGGTAATCTTTGCCATGACTTGATTTAGGGTGTGTTCTCGTATTTTAGCCCGATTCCGCCCAGTCAATCTAGTAAGTAAAACCTGTGCCGTTGGAGCATATCTAGTATAACATAACCCATCTATTGTGAGTTTAGCACGATAACTATATTTGTTGTAAAAGTTAGTTTCCCGATATTCATAATAATCAATATTTGGTACGTTGTTAACTGACCTCAATAATGCCATTTTCATTCACCTTTGCTGTTAATTTATGTGTTACTGCAAAATCAATTGCACCGTCGTTCATTACTACATTAATTGTAGCAGATTTAATGCGTTCAAACAAGACCTTTTTACTTAGCGGTACTCGTATCAATTCATCAATCTTTCGTGCCAGCGGTCGTGCGCCCATCTTGTTGTCGTAGCCTTGCTCTGCTAGATATTCTACTACTGGTTCACTCAAGTTCAAAACAATATCATGCTTGTCAACCAAACTCTTTTTCAAGTCATCGGTAAACTTGATAACAATCTTCTTAATAGCAAGAGTATCTAATTTGTTAAACTTGCAAATCAAATCAACACGATTTCTGAATTCTGGCTTGAAGAATTCTTTCAATGCTTTGTCATCTTCACCGGTCTTTTCTTGCGTGCCAAATCCAATGTTATTACGTTCGCTATCACTAGAACCCAAGTTACTAGTCATGATAATGATACTGTTTTTGCAGTTAACTTGTTTACCATTCGATCCAGTGATATGCCCTTCATCTAACATCTGTAAGAAGATATTAAAGATGTCCGGATGTGCTTTCTCAACCTCATCAAATAGCATAATACTATGTGGATTCTTGCTTAAATCATTAATTAATCGTCCACCGGATACTTGACTATCACCAAACCCAACATAACCTGGTGGAGGTCCAATCAAACTACTAACGCTATGTCTCTCTGAATATTCACTCATATCATACTTAAGCAACGGCATGTCTAAGTTCTTGCTTAGTAGTTTAGCAAGTTCAGTCTTACCAGTACCAGTTGGGCCTAAGAACAAGAAACTGCCTGTTGGTTTAGTATCATTGCCAATGCCAGCAAAGTTAACATAAACACGCTCAAGTACTTGTTGTACAGTTTCATCTTGGCCGTATAGTTTGTCCTTGATGTTTGATTCTAAGTTTTGAATCAACTCAAAGTTGTCACCCTTCATTTTGTCAGCAGGTACTCCAGTGAATCGTTCAACTTGATCAAATACAAGTTCTTTAGTAATGATTGCACCCTTGTTCTCTGCCACACGTTGTTTAGCACAAGCAGCATCAAGCAAATCAATAGA